CACTCTAATGCGTTGGTCATTCCACTTCTGTAATCCTAACTCTCTATGGCTAGGGTCTCTTAATGCCATCCGTACTTACTCCAATGATCTAATGCAATACATGGCTCACCATATCTGTTGCCTATGTAATCTAAGCCCCATACTACCTGAGTCCATCCATCTTGGTCTCTTAGCCATTCACTCTTACCTTGAGGAATACCATAAACTTGATTAGTACCATTCAAGTTACCAATGGCTTTTGGATTCCATGCTGATTCTTTACCATAGAGCTTTAATAAGCATTTATATTCTTTATAGTTAAAGTCTAATAGATAGAGAGAATAAGTCTTGTAATCAATGTAATCTTTGGAGTTTGTCGAGCCTGCTGCCGTAGGAAAGCATAGAGCTATCCCAATAGCTACTAGCACCCCGCAAGCTACGCCCCTAAGGGGCTTGCGGTGAGCCTTTGAGAGGCTCTGCGCCGTTAGCGTATCATATGTGTCAATGATGTGCATAACTATCATCCTAACTATGCGTAACTGTTATGTTTTGTGGCAGGTTATCCACAGATTAAGCGTTCTTCTGTTATATCGCAATACTCCTTACTTATCTCAGATCCAATGTAATGACGCTTATTTAATTTAGCCATCTTCGCAGTTGTACCACTGCCCATGAATGGGTCATATACAACATCACCCTCATCACTCCATGACAAGATGTGGTCATTAGCTAATGCTTCTGGAAATGGTGCTGGATGTTTAACACCATTGAATGATGTAACGAATCTCCATATATTTGTTCTAGGGGCAAAGTCAGCCACTGGCTTTTTCATCTTGCCAGACCAATCTCTATGCCCAGCCCATTTATTAGGCTTATCACATATCAATCGAGCTTTAGGTTGGCCTTTAGATAAGATAAACATATATTCAAATATCTGCGTATATCGCTTGCTGTCAGCTCTTGCTGAATATGTAGAGCTATTCTTTTGATAAATCATAGTGTCATGAAGATTGAAGCCAACCTCTTTGAAGTAGAGAGCCTGTCTAAAGCTAGTGCCGCTCTCACTGCCGTTCTTAGTCTGGTCTCCTACTACCCATACGACTACACCACCATCTCTGGTCACTCTGTAAAGCTCTTTAGCAATAGGCTCAAAGTCAAAGCTATAGCCGTTGTATTGCCTTAAATCATCATAAGGTGGTGAGGTAACAGTTAAATCAATAGAGCTATCATCCATCCTAGACATAGTATCTAGACAGTTTTCATTGAAGATAATGTCTTTCAATTCTTGCCCCATCCCGTACCCTTGAAGATTGCCCCTACTGGGCTAATTACTTTGACCATAGGTTCATTACAATAAGTGCATAGAACCGTGGGCTTGTCATGCCAGCCATGATGCAGCTCATTCTTTAATCCGCATCTTCCACATTTGTAATCGTAGGCTGGCATGTTTTACATTCCCCAATCATCCATGATCCACAGCCATCACATCTAATAATGTCTGCTTCAGTCGGTTTAGTGTTTAAGTGACCATACTTTAATTCTAGAAGTGGAAGCAAGTCTTGGAGCTGGATGATGCAGGCATATTCCGCTGCATTTTCTCCCTGCCCGTTGAGACGCAAGACTGCAAAGCCTAATTCCCCCGAAACGGCTGTGCGCTTACGAATCTGCTCCAAGACTGCCTTTGGTTGGAATCCAGCCCTTGCCTTGACTTCACAGTCAAAAGGCACTGACTGAATGTCCTTACCATTCCCCCTTCCCACACTAGCGAATGGCCATACAGTCGATAGGTACTGTGCGACCACCCGCTCTGTGCGGAAACCTCTGTGCTTTCTATGTTGGCTAATGATTCATCCCAGCCATGTAGCCCATTGCAACTGCGCCAATAAACAAAGCAAGAGTTAGCATCATTAAAAGCGTTTCCTTATCCATTGACAGCCCTGCACTTATTACATGACCAAGTGCCAGCAACTACGACACCTTCAACAATTCTTGCAGTGATTGTAATGTCAGATGCCAGTGTTGGCTCATTGCATAGTTGGCAATTAACTGTGTCAATCATAGGCACATCTTCCACATTAACCCAGCCGTCAGCTGTGTGAAACTCTGCATACCCCATTATACCCTCGCCTTCTGTGGTTCCCATTTACCGCTGCTTGAAAGGTTATACCAATGCGTTGGACACTTATCCATCCCACCGGTTTGACCTTTTGTGGTACAGAAATATCCAGCCCAATCCTTGCCAGTCTTAGCAGAATGACCAGTGCGCCATTCCATGTGGCCATGATTGCAACTAGGTGCATCCATAGCTTCAGCAGTACCTAAAATCTCTGTGACTGTTGCCATTGCAGTTTCCAGAGTTACTGGAGCGAGTGTGGTCTTGACAGATGATCCGATTGGTGTAGTCCAGTAATCAGTGTCACCCTCTTTAATATCCTGTGGTGCTGGCTTTACTTCCTGCTTGACTACTTTAAGAGCTGGATGGTTTGGTGCAACCTTGCTCATTTCTTCGCGGCTAGGGCGCTTTCCTTTAGGAGCATAACCCGCATTTGCAAGTGCTCTGCCAATAGCCGATGTCTCGCAATTCTCCAATGCAGAAGTTTGATTGACCCCGCGAGTGCTAACCGTTTCTTCAGCGTACCCTGTTGCCCATGCGATGCTATCTTGGCTAGTCTTGAAGAGATAAGCCTTAACAATGTATCGAGTTGCTTCCACCACTTCCAACTCAGTGCTAATGCGAAAATCTGGATAGTCCTTAATAAACTTTTCAAGTCTTACCTCTACTGGTTCGTAATCGGCTAGGTTAAACATATAACTCGTTCTCCTCTGTAGCTAGTTGCCCCATTAAAGCAATATAGGCTGCTCCATCGATGTAATTATCTGGTTTATCGACTGTGCCTGAACTGGCTCTGGCAATCTTGATGAGCGCGAGTATTGCACAGACTTGATAGTCCTCGACTGGGTGCTGTAGGTATGCACTGATGAGCATTGCTGCGTGTTGCATGTTATCTGCTGGGTGGCCGTAGTCGTTGAGACCACGATCTTGAATGATGTCGGTTGCACTCTGTAGAATCTCCTGATATTTCATTCTGACCAGAACTCTGAGCGATTCACAGCTCTGCCTTTATGCCATCCATCGCGATGGCCACGATCATAGGCTTCTTTGTAAGATGTAATTGCCATTACGATAAAGCTGATACCTGCCCCAATAAGGCAAATAATCAACAACTTCTCATTGTTTGTCATTCTGTACCTATCTGTGCCAATGCCCTTGATTGGCTACAGGATTAGTGTTGCATAGAGTCCAGACTAATCAAGGACATTTAGATAACGAAACGATAACGATTTAGGCGTACAGCTTCCCGTACAAGGTAAATGAACCATCCTTATTGATGGGTACTAGCATCGGACTTACGCGGTCTCCATGTGTCTCAATGACTGCCACGCTCATCTGCCAATTAGCGCTTCCAGCCTTCAAATAAGAGGCTTTCTTCTTGTCCATGACATTTCCTGCTTCTAAGCCCCAAAGAGTCCTGTATGAGCCTCCTATGCCCTCTGTGAAGGCACTAATGCCTGCCCTGTGCGTGTGACCACAGACCACAGACTTGCCGAACTTCTTTGCCAGCCCTAGAGCTGTGAGTCCAGCATTAGAGTTCATTGATCCTTCATCGCCATGAACTAAGACCCATCCCTTGTGAAACTCGAATGGTCTTTTATGGAAGCGGATTCCAAGCCCGTTGAAGTCCATAAACTTGGGGTACTCAAGCTCGGGCAATCCGATGAGGCTAGGTGCTCGTAATAGCGTATGGTAGAGCCTATCCGTATGGTTGCTTCTAGTGACATCTGTTGTGCCGAGTTCATAGAGAATATCCTGCGCAAGGCTTCTGTCAGCATCTAGCGTACCTTCCCACTCCAACTTAGTACCTTGAGCCCAGCGAGACTGGCTCTGCATATCTAACTCATCGCCCGTGTTTAGGATGAGGTCGAACTTCTCTCGCTTTACTAACTTGATAAGATTCTTAACAGCTTGCTCATGGTGATATGGGATTTGTAAATCCGATATAACAAGATAGCGGGCTTTAGTCATCGTCCTCATCTTCGTAATTGCCGAACTTCTCTGGATCGACAGGATCAGGCAATATCCAAGCAGGGTAAGATTGAGGTTCAGTAATCATGAACATGGCTACATCTTCTTTGAAGCCTGCTCGCTTAAGACTGCAAAAATACTCATAAAGCCCAATGCAGTAAGCATCAAGCTTTGAGTAGCCTTGTTCCTCTAATGCCTTAGTTGCTTTTCTTGCCATAGCAGAATGTTACCTGTCTAGTAAGATGTTATAGATTTCATCGACTCGCGTGTTGAGTCTTTTAATCTCAGACAACAGATGAGTAATTACATACCCAGACAGACCACCGACAATAGCCAGTGTTGCTATGTATAGCGTAAAGAAGTCAGACTGTGTCACTTTTTAGGACTCGCATATCCAAAGACACCAGATAGCACAGCCCAAAGGATTGCTCGGTAATCTGCTGCAAAGTTGGTAGATGCCCAAGCTGCCAAGAATGCTCCAGCAGCTAAGTACGCAGGATGCTTGATGTTCTTCATTAGTTTCCGCCTAACATAGGTATCGAATAAAACTCACCCAGTAAGTCAGCTTCTTTCTTAAAACTGACATGCATGTGGTGAGTGTGTTTGTTAGCCCCTGTGTAGTTGCGCCACTTCCAGTTAAGGATGGGAGACGCAATCCT